ACATTTAATAAAATACTTTCTGCCAATTCTGCATCTTCAAGACCTGAAGTCAGGCTATTGACAGGTGCTTCACCAATACTGGTGAGCATTGTATTAACAGCTTCTAAGACTGTAGTAGGACTTGTAGACATAATATAAAAAGGAAAAAAAAGGGTAAACCAGAGATATTAGTCTCTAGTCTACCCTTAGTTAAAAAGGATTACGCATCACCTTGCATTAACAGTACGCAAGAAGCTGGCCTTAATACGTTGTGACCCATAGCGTATTTAGCTACAGTCATCGTACCTTGTCTGATGATCTGATACTCAGATTCAACAGCAAGATCCATCAACTTAACTGTAGCAACAGCATCTTGAGTCATAACCATTCCTACTACCCTCATTGCAAGATCAGACACTTCGTCTGTTCCCATGCTGGCACTAGCGGCACTTGTTCCAGGCACATTGTATTGTGCTTGTCGTCCTGATTCTGCTGACAATGGTACTGCATCTTTAGATACAGCTTCTGCTCCTGCACCTGATTGAGTCCATAGATTACTTGTCCATGTAGACCCACTAAAACTTCCCATGTGAGGAGTGGTTACTAACGGCATACCCATAATCATAGGTACATCACCAGTTACTACACTTCCTCCACCTCCAACATCTCTATTGAAGATTACGAGATCGTTTAAGTTATTACTACCATTCATCTTAAACATATTATAGTAAAGATCAGTAGGCAGTATTACAACAGGATCGCCTGGGACCGCTGCATTTTCAAGAATCCTTCTAGCTTGCACAATAGCATGGGCAAGTTCACTAGGATCTTGTACTAAATTAGCGGCTGAATTTTCTGCACCTCCGATCCACACATTATCTGTGAAATCTTCATCATCAAAAGCACTGAACTCTTGAATCATTCCAGCAGTTCCTGCAACAGTAGCATTATCACAAAGACCCGCTTTAATTGCAGTTCTTAAAATATTCTGATCTGCTACCTTGGCAAGAGCATAACCAGCTTCTTGAGTGTAGACAGATCGAACATCATAATGTGACATTGCCTCATCAATGTTGGCAATAAACTGAGCATTGATTAAAAGATCGTCAATAGTGACAATTCTTTCACCCTGCTTTGCAGTTTCAGGCGAAATTTCGTTACCTGGAGTATGATAATTTGCAGAACGAAACTTTCCTGTCATTGGGAATTGTGCTGATTTCCCTTTAGAAATAGTACGTACACGATGCAAAGGCATCATGACGTTACGTGTTTGGAACGCTGTTAGCACTTCTCCAGCATACAACTTGAGGAATAGATCTCTAGTTGCTCCTGTAGCGTTCGTTTGTCCATGTCTTATCGCAGAATAATCATGGGGATTAGTAGCCATGTTTTCTTTCTTTAGAAAAATGTTATATTAGATAATCGAACTCTATCGTGGATACTTCTAAGTGCAATTTCGTTCAGTGTTATCCTTCGCAAAGGGCAAAGACTAATTTTGTAAATAGTTATATGACGTTAGAATTTTGAAGCAAAGTTTCCACTTCCCTACGATATGCAGGGTCATTAGCATAGCGTGGATCTTTCATTGCTTCAGTGACTTGGTTCAGAGATTCAAAACTATTAGGAGATACTGAACCTCCATCTCCTGAATATAATGAGGGATCATTATTAGCAAGACTATACTGGGCTTGTAACCCTCTTACTGCCAGCATAACTTGGTTCATGTTAGTGGAGTCCACAGACTGATTAAAAGCATCAATCTCTTCTGGACCCCAGTTATCAGATGCCCATTCAACCATTTGGTTGTAGGCTTCAGTACCACCCACAGAATTATGGATAGTAGATTGAAGTTGTTGACTCACTGCTTTCTGACCTTCAAGCCATGAGTCTACTAAAGTTGGAGGAATACCCGCCTTTTCTAAAGCACCATAGGCATCTTCACTAAGACCTCCACTCTGGTTAAATTCTTCTTGGAACTGATTAAAATCAAGACCTCGTGAGGCTAAAAAATTCTGTACTTCAGAAGGATCTTCTTCAGTTTCTACTGAAACAGTATCTCTATCATACAGGTCTTCTCTGGTCCACTCACTGTCTTCGTGTTGCTCTTGTCCTTGTCTTCCCATACGTTGCTCAAGTTCTGTATAGGCTTGAGCCAATGCTTCAGGAGAATCAAACTTATTAGGCAACCATTCAGGTCGGTCTGATACTTCAGGGTTTTCTGCACTCTCTGCTACTTCTAGCATTTCTTGTAGATGATCTGTAGTTCCTGCACTAGGAACTTCATCGCCAGTTCTAATTTCTACTTTATCTACCATGTCAGTTATTAAAAGTTTTTAGGTTTTAAATTTATTTTAGGTTGATTCTTTAATCTAGGTGGAGGTTTAGTAAACCTCATGTTACCTATAGTTATTTCACTATCAGTTTCTGTTATCTTACTATTCTGTACAAACTCTTTAGCTCCACTATATATCTTATCTCCTGCCCATCCCATCAATGCTCCAATAAGTCCTATTTTTCCAGGTTTTATTCTGGTTCTACGTCCTGTTAATTTTCTTTGGAGTTCCTTTTCCTTTTTCTTACCGCCCAATCTAAACGCACGTTCTGTCTTAGTTTCTCCTAACCTATCAACTTTAGGTTGTGATAAACTTTGTTGAGCTTTTTTAGTAAAGCCCATTTCTTTTAAAATATTACCAGCAATTTGAGAAGATGTAGGTGCTGGTTTAGGAACTTTAGGTTTACGTGCTCTTGGTGGAGTTTCTATAACTAAATGAGAATCTCCTGTAGGCGTAGTAATTTTTACTTTCTTTTTAGACATTATCTATATCTTGGAGCAGGATTAGGATTAGCTTTTAGATACCTAGTAACAGCATCATCACTCTCATTATCTGATGGAGACACTGTGAATCTTGATCCTCCTACCGCTACTTCACTAACTCCTTCTTTTTTAGCTTGTTCAAATTTTTTAACTAAAGCTACTAACGTAGTTCCTAACAACGCTAGTGATCCTTCTCGTCCAACTCTAGTGCGAGAAAGTCTTTTTAAAGTGCTCTTTGATTTAGAACCTTGAGCTATTATTTTCTTTTTTGCTTTATCAGAATAAGGAGCAATATGTTTAGATACAGTAGCCAAGGCTTCCCTAGACATTGACGGACCTTTAGATGGAGCACTTAGTACCCCAGGCTTGCCTGTTGTAACTTGCAGTCTCTGTCCTTTTTTTAAACCTACCCCTTTGGTTTTCTTTTTAGGTTTGTATGTTTGTGTCATTGTGGCATTTGTTGTTGCATTTGTTGCATAGATTCTTGCAGTTGTTCAGGGTCCATGTTTCCCATACCAGCTACCATTTCTTTAGTAACAGCAGGAGCACTACCTTCAACAACATTCTTCATCATTTCTTGTTGCATCATTTGCTGACGTTGTTGTTCAGCTTGTTGTTGTTCCATAGCTTTCTGTTCAGGAGACTTAATCAATCCCCCTGTATCAATACCAAGGGATGCACCAAGACGATCTATGTAATCACCTACGTTCATCTCTCTAGCTATAACATCCTGTCCTAATGGTTGCAGATACTGTAAGAATGTATTTAGTTTGTTAAGATCCTGTCCTCTACCAAGAGCTTCAATACCTGTGACGATCTCAGGTTTTACTGAGTTCTTAGGAAACTTAGGCATCTTTCCTTGTTTCGTTAAACGATTCAATAACTGTTTAACTAAAGGAACCTGAAGTTCTTGACTCAGTACACTATAGACACCACCAAGGGCCATCTCTAGTTCTTGTGCTTTGTATCTTATTTCTTCTGCGGTAACTCGTTCTGCTTGGCGTTCAACTGACGAGTTCATAAGGAATGCTATTTGCAATCTATTAGTAAGATACTGCAACATTTCATTTGCTACACGGAAATCAGTAGACTTTTGTAGCTGTAACGTGGAGACATCGTTTGCATCTCCCTGTACAATAGCTCCATTAGGGGAGTCAGCGAGAGTTCTGAGTTTAGTAGTACCATTTGGCTTGACAAGGAATAAAACTTTTGCGGCTGCGGCTGACCCTTCAACCACGGCTTGACTTAATGCTTCAACTGATTTAAGATCTCCGATATATTCTTCTACAAATCCTCGACCATAATCTTCATTGTCAATTCTGTTGAACCGCAGAGGAATCCACGGCAATTGATCCAACGGATATTGACCATAACTTTCCTCTATGCGGTTCCCTTGGATCTCCTGATATATTTCATATCTTTTAGGTGTCCGATGGATGCACGTGTAAAGTTCGTAATTTTTTGCAGGAGTTTCTGAATCAGGGACATTAATATATTTTTGAAGTTCTTCAGGTAAGGTCTTTCCATTGAGATTTTCTTTTACTATTATTTTTAATATGTTGCCTGATGGATCTCTCCTAGTTACATAGGAATTAAGATGGAATACCCTCATCATTCCACCTTTAGTTGGTAGATGTAACAGAGCATTTCCACCAACAATTAAATGTTTTAACGCTTCAAATATAGGAACACGCATAGCTTCTGATTCTATCTCAGCAAGTGCGGCTCGTTCTATACGTGCTAGTCCTTCTTCTACAGCACCACGTTGATCTTCTCCTATAAGATTAGCAAGATCAAAGTCATCAATGGTTAATCTAAAGAACGGACTGTTAGGAGGAAGCAAAGCCATTAACATCTTGGATGCTAAGTTATTAACTCCTCTTGCTCCTATACTTTGGTATGGTGTATGGTATTCAGTATTATATGTTGCACCTGATTCAGGTATCAATGTAGGTATAGTAATCCTAGATGCTTCTCGTGCTCGTTTGAGAAACGCATCACGTACTGTCGCTAAGTTGTTATACTGTGAAGAGACAAATCCTCCTTCGGTAATTCCTCTGTCGGATATGCTTACAGCTTGAACTGTATCCATTTGTACTATCCTAATCCATAACTAGGGGATGTTCCACTTAATCCTGAACCTCTTGATGGTATGCTAAGTCCTGATCTTTTGTTTCTTCCTGCTGTAATTCTAGTACCTCTTTTTCCAGCCGTAGCAATAGAGGTTTCAGTTCCTTCACCTTGACCACCTATCATTTTCTTTTTCTTTTTTCTACGTTTAACAGCACCAAATCCTTTATATGATTGACCACCTGTAACTGAACTACCTGATGAATCAGTATCTGATGAACCTTGATCATCATAAGGATTTTTTCCTGTTAAAATTTGCATAGCTCCGCCTACTACTGATCTACCCATACCAGTTATAAAACCTCCAGTAGCATCTACAGCAGATCCGAATCCTCTATTAAAATTTTGTATGTCAGCCCCTTCAGGTAGTCCTTCATGATATTGTTTTTGCCAATGACTGCCTACATCTTTTGCTTGTTCTTCCCAATGACTGCCTATATCTTTTGCTTGTTCTTCGTAATGTTTTGCAACAGGTTTAACATTACGATCATATGCTGATTGGATTGTTTTTACTATATTCCAATTCTCTTTCAACCCTGTCTTTGGATTAGTAGTACGAGATGCTCCTAATTTTTTTAGCAAATATTTTTCGTATGGATTTACATGTTCTAATTCTGTATCACCAAACCTACCTTGACTTGCTAGTTTTTTCTTAGCTTGTGATAATGTATATTTTCCAGGCATATTATGATAATGAATAAGATGGTTTATTTGATGATGCTATTTGTAACGCATTACTTTTAGCTCTAGGTTTCTTAACTCGTTTTGTCTGAGTTCCTTGTAAATTTTTTCCTCCTTCATCTCGTTCAGCACTACGTACATTCTCTTCAAATTCTGCTGGGTCTTTTGTTGAAGCATGAGCTTCAGGTGTAGCAGGTGGGGGCATTACCATTGGAGTAGGAGGCGGACTACTCGGATTCACGAAACACATTATTAGTTTCCTCGTTATAAATATCGGTTAGCTTATCGATTACAGATCGTTGTCCCATAAGGTATGCTAAATCTGTAGATGATACTACCTTGCTTGGTAGTTTATCAGGGTATAGTTTGTTTAATCTATCCAATAATGATTGGGTTATATCAAAAGGTATTTTCATAAGTCTTCTAATAATAGGCTACAACTCACAGGAATTACCCACACAAGCAAGTTCTTGAGATGCTGTTGTATAGTCTTCTGATTCGTATTCACTTAGTTTTGACCAATCCAATACTGGTATCTGTTCTTCCAATTCTTTGTACTCTGCTTCAGTACAGTCTTGATATGGAGCTTGCTGATATACATGGTCAGAATGAGGAAGGAAAGATATACCAGACACCACATTAAAATTGTTGTAAACCCACGACCCAACTTCAGTCCATTCATCTTCTTTTACAGTTACAGTTACACTTGGTTTATGTTCACACCAATGTTCTTGGTATACTTTCCAGAACTCTAATTGACTTATAGCACTCCTGTTATCACGAGTAAATGCACCTTCAGGTGATTTGATTGGGAACGAGAAGACCATCATATCTGCTGGATTCATGACATCAGGTTCATGAGGTACACCTTGATCAATCATTAGTTTAGTTATAGGATCTTTTAAATCACTACGCACAGTTCTAATGTAATACTCAGAATGCCTTGAGTGAATACCACTAGCAGAATCACATAGTTGTGATACAGTACCACTAGGTTTGACACAAGTTATTGCTGATGATTCATTTATATTTAATCGTTGGGACCATTCCTTATTAGTCTCTCTGGCATGGTCCCTAAGTTCTTCAAGGACTGAGGGTAACGCACTAACAAATCCATTAGTCAATTCACAGTCCATGATTCCAGTAAGGCTAACTCCTAGTAATCTTTCTTCATCACAATTCTCCTTCCACTTTTTAGATAGGTATCTGAAGTTAGTAAGAGTACTTTGCCACGTACCAAGGATCGTAGCAAGATGTACCTTTTCCTTTAAGGTAGCTATAGTATCATCGGCTCTTATAATAACTTCAGATAAGTTACAGAATTGCCTTGGTCTGAGAATTATTTCAGAACATGGATTAGTTCCGAAGTCATCTCTAGGTTCTCTATGATCGAATCTTTCGACTTGTTTTCTTGCATTAGATGAACTGTAGATTCC